GTAATTACCGACCAGGTTAAACTGATTGCGGCAGCGCTCGCGTAATTCGTCGTCAGACTCTTCATCTGCGCCCGGCTGCGTCAGCCAGTCCTCTTCGTTCACAACGTGGCTTATCCCCGCCACTTCCACAGGTAAAATGCGGTAATAGCCCGGCGCAAGGTTAAACCCCGCCCCGCTGCCGGTGGCTATCACCGCGATTAACGCGCTGGCTGTTCCTGCCGGGATCGTGATATCGGCAACGGTGGCAAGCTGGTACACCGTGCCATTAATGCGCTCGGTCTGGATAAGCGTCCCCGCCGTCACCGTCACCACATCCCCGGCCTGATTTTTGGTGAAGCGGATCGCGCCTTCGGCAGCCACAGCAGGCTTAACCGTAACGTTTACCGCCCAGGCAAGAAGACGCAGCATTTTTCCGCTGGCCGTGGCTACAAACATATTTCCTAATACCACCGTCACCAGGGCATCTTTCAGCCACATCACCGGCGTGGTGACAATTGCTGTGATAAGCCTCCAGAATGGCGACATACGCGAGGTGTTGGTGATCAGCCCTTCGCCGGTGACAATGGCTTCAAAGCGTGATCGCACCTCTGTTTCCGTGACCGGCATCCCGGACGCTTTCAGCACGTCCTCAAAATCCACCTGCGGTTTTTCTGTCATATATCCACCCGCGTAGAAACAGGCCCAAAATCACTGGTATTAGCCGTCAGCCAAAGGCGCTTATTACTTTCCTCGGTAATTTCCACCGACCCCGGCACAATTCTTTCATCATCCTCAACCAGTAATTCAAGCCGGGTTAAAATATCGGCGCGTAACGTGGGGCTGCGCTCTGCAATTAACTCTGTGGCTATTCCGCTTTCAAGTATTGAATGGACGATATCCTGCCCGATACTTACGCGGTTATTGCATAATTCCGGCTCACGCCCTGAATTGAGAGTAAAGTCACCCCCCTGAATTAACAGGTCTATATAAAATAATTCGCTCACTGGTTTAATTCCTGCCATTCCATTAACTGACCCGGTGACACCGTTTCTTTAGGGTAAATATTTACTGTGCCTATGCTGCGGCTGTTATCCGTTACCGAACGGGAATTATTATTAATTGATTTACTGATGCCGCCTTTCTCAATCCCTTTAACCTTCCCACCCGTCAAAAGTACATCAGGTGAAAGCGCGGGCGGCGCGGGGGGAGTTAATAAACTTTGTGGCACCTGCTGAATATTGCCCCCGGCATAGCTCCCCTGTTTCGGGAGATAAGGCATTACCTTATTCACTTCCGGCGTCGGCTCAGCAGAAAGAGCAATATCAACACCGGGGATTTTATTCAGCTTTTCAATAATCCAGTTATATGTCCCGGTAAAAGATTGTTTAAGCGTGTCCCATAACTTCCCGAAAACACCCCCGATCACGCGGGCCATATTTTCAAAGGACTCAACCGGGGAATTAATATTGAAGGCATTAATCACATCACCCCAGCCCTCTGTAACGATCCCAAACATTTCAATTACGGTCTGAATGGAACGATAAACCAGCTCAAACGGCGTCAGAATCAGGTCAATAGCCGCCGCCACGACACGGCCAAAAGCCTCCCCGGCACTTGTCACGCTATCCAGTTTTTCGCCGGTCATTTGTACCGGGGAAAGCAGGCTGCCAAACCAGCCAAACAGCGTTTTAACACCGCTCCAGACCCACCCAACCGCCGAAGCGATCCCACTGAATAACCCCTTAAAGGGAGTCAGTGCGCCGCTTGCCTGGCTAAAACCACTGATAAAACCGCTGACAAACGCTTTGATCGGTTGCCAGAACTTTATAACTGCCAGCACCACGCCAGCAATCGCCAGCGCAATGGCCGCAATGGGGGCGATCATAAGTAAAAACGAGGCCGACCCTATACGGGCTGCGATACTTGCCGCAAGCACAGAGGCACGCAAACCACGTAACCCGGCTGTATACACTTTTGCTGCCGTATTACTGGCAATCATTGCAAGGCGATTCAGCCCCAGCAGCCTGGCTACAGGTGCCAGCACTTTCGATAAGCCCATCATTACAAACGCTGAGACGCCCATAACAATATTTACCACCGCGCCCGCCGCCGCCATTCCGAGCACGGCCATGGTGACGTAACCCACCACCCGTGCGATGTTCGGAAACATTTGCATCCATCGGGCGAACGTCGCCCCCATATCTGCCAGGCGATTGAGCAGCGGATAAAGCACCGGGATCAGCGTCAGGCCGATCACGGTCTGAATGGCGGTAAGAATGGCGATAAACCGATCCCAGGGCTTCACCATCTTTGCGGCCATTTCCTGCGTGCGCTTTAACCCGTCTGCGCCGCCCAGCTCGTTAATATTGCGCTGTAGCAGGGCCACGTTGCCGTAAAGCTGTTTCACCACCGCCGAGCTGTCACCGAAAGCGTCATCCAGTTCTTTTTGCGCTTTCAGGTTTCCTTCAAGGCTTTTGCCGTATTTGCCCTGTAACTTATTGAGCATTTCCGGCATGGACAGCATTTTCCCCGTTGCATCCGTGAACGACAGGCCGAGCTTTTTTGCGCCCTCTTCGGCACCTGTGAGAAAACCTTCATATGCGCCGCTGGCCTCCGTACCTAATGAACGCTGTAGCTGCCCCAGGACAGCAAGCTGCTCATCGATCCCGATGTTGAAGTTATTCCCCACGCCGCGCGCGCCTTCCATCAGGTCTTTGATGACGCCCATTTCCGCGCCGAACGCCTGGCGCATGTACGCCATTTTTCCGGCCAGTTGCTCAGCAAACTGCACTTTTCCCAGGCGCTCTGCATCGCTGCTGAAATTGGCGAACATCTGCCCCATAAATTCGCTGGTTTCCTGCGTTGTAGCCTTCATCGCAAACGCCAGCGTGTTCGCCACGCGGGTGAGTTGCGGCAGATCGTTTGCAGAAAGCCCTGCGATTGCGCCGCTGATATCCGCCGTTGAATTAACGAAGTCCACCGCCGCCGTGCCATATTTCACGCTGAATAACATGGCGTCACGCTGCACGGTTTTAAGGGCGGTGCTGTCAACGCCCCGCGCTGAGGCTTCGCTCAGGGCGTCATACATTTCAATAGCCGGAGTCAGTGCGCCCTTGATTGTCTGCCCCACGCCCCACGCCGCCAGCGCCCCGACGCCGATACGCTTAAAGGCGTCCCGTGATTTATCCGCAAAGCCTTCAACCGACGCCTGCGCCTGCTTAAGCGGGCGCGTTAATTTGTCGATAAGGCTTAATGTAAAATCAAGTTGTTTCATTCTGCGCCTTTAAATGCAATACCAACACCATTCGCTACCGCAACAGAAAAGTATTCCCAGTGACGGTTATCCAGCCAGACAGCAGCGGCAATATCATCAATATTGTCTTCACCGTGGGGCAAATAATGGCGGCGTAATATTAAATACTGGCTGAGTCCATTTGATTCAATCGCCTGAACCCGCTTTGTCAGTTTTTTACTTCGATTTCCAGCTCAGGCGCGTAAATGTCGTTAATCTTGCCCGCCAGTTGCAACGCCGCACCGGGGCGCTTAATAATGTCGGCCAGTGCTTCTTTACTGTCAGCGGCCACAATGCGATTAAGATAATTTACAGCCGGGGCGACTTTATTGTCGGTAGACAATTCATTAATAAATTTATTGTAAGCAGTCTGGTTCGGTTCAAAATTAACTGCCACACCTGCAATCACTAATTTAATGGTTTCCATTTAATACACTCTTTCTTTTATTAATTTCATTAACCAGCGCGTTATGACGCGCCGCGCATTGCGGATAAATATCCTGATAAATAAGCAAGACTCCGGCTATATCGGTGCCCGTTTTCCCGTTAATGCGCGGCAGCGTTTCCGGGCATTTTGTTTTCAGGTTTTCCTGATAAGGCACGTTCGGCATTGTCTGCGGCGGCGTTGAACATGCTGACAAATTCGTCAGAAACGCACACGTTAGTAAAAACCGGCTTAACAATTTCGGTACGGATTTGCACAGGCTGTGCATGTTTCAGCGCCTCCAGATTTTCTTCAAGCGCGCGGGCTGACTCGCTGGCGATATCCTGCACCACGCCGCGCGTGGCATTTGCGGCGGCGTTTGCCGTCGCCGTTACGGTCAGCTCCAGACTGTCCCGCCGCCAGTCTGCGGTCATCCAGCCCCACAAAAAGGCCACGGCCACCACGATCAACCATTGCCCCGTTGTCATCAGCGCACCCCGTTATGCTCAAGGCTAAAGTGATTGCCGTCAGGGTTGGATTTAAACCGCCCACCCCACGCCCCGCCGATGCTTTCCCAGTATTCGCCCAGCGGCAGGTAATTTTCTGTTTTCGTCTGGTACACACCATTAATAAACAGGTTAAAGTCCACGGCCAGGCGCTGCGTGTGCAGGCTGTTACTGATGCCGCTGCCCTTCCTGGCATTCAGCGCGGCCTGTTCCGGCGTGCGGTACGCTTCACCGAATGTCAGACGATAGCCCCTGTCCTGCGCCCAGTTGATAAGCTGCGCAATCATCACAACAAAAAGCTGCTGTTTTTCACCCAGTGTCATTTCGGCTCACTCCCTCCGTTACCCGCCGCGCGGCGACGCAGCCACATTTCAACCGCCTGATGACCGGCAATCCCCAGCGCGGCCCCAAGCCCGTTAACCGCCAGCGGGCTGGCATCCGGGATCTGAATAAGCACCGCGCCTGCGGCAACTGACACCAGACTCCCCAGGATCACGCGCCCGGCAAACAGGCGCGGCGTCACAGGCTCACCGCTTGCCAGTACCCGGCCAACTGCGATCAGTGCGCCAATCAGCAGCAGCGTAATCAGGCTTTTTTCTTCTTCGTGCATGGTCGTCCCTTACCCGATCAGATTTTCGGTGGCTTCCGCTTCCAGATACGGAACGCCGTCGATGTTAATAAATCGCGGATCGGTGACCATAAACTTCACTTTCCGCGTTGCCAGCGCCCCGCCTTTGGGATCGACGTCAAGAACGCTGCTCATGTTGAGCTTGCAGCCGAACGCCTCGATTTTGGTTTCTTCCGTGCCCGCTTTGGCATAAAACATCAGGTCAATGGGCGGGATACCGCGCCATGAACCGTTTTGTTTGGCAAGACCAACCAGAAGCTGAAACGCTTTAATGCTCACTTCAAGCTCGCCCTCTGCCGACACATCGCCATCGACGTAACCATCCGGCACCCCGTTTGTCTGCGTTGCCGTGGTGTTGTCTGTGATATCGAGCGTGACCTTCTCGACATGCACCAGGGAACCGTCAATAAAGGTATCGAAGGACATCCCTGAAATACGCTTGCTCATAATTACGCCTCCGTGGTCTGGTCAAGCAGCAGACTGATCGAGATTTGCAGCGGCATTTCATAAATGCGCAACACAATGTAAATCTCGACGTGTTTTTTTGTTATCCAGACGATCTGCACATCGCCATCCTGCGGCGGTTTTACCTCGCCGGGAAACGTCACCCCGTTGATTTGCGCGGCTTTTGACATCTCACGCAGCGGCTTTGCAAAAATCGACTGGTGCGCGGCAATGCTGCCCGGCGTGCTGTTTAACGAGCGGTCACCAATTTTGCCGATCGCCAGCAGGCGCACACGTCGCGCGGCTTTATCCGCAATGCGTAGCGTCTCAATCGACTGGTAATCCCCGCCCTCTGCATCGAGTGTGCGGCCGTCTGACCAGTAAACGCCGTCATAATCCGGGAACCACATCGGCACGCTGAAACGCTGCGCCTCCAGCGCCTGAAGGGTGGCAATCTCAATCACCGCACCCGTACCATCAACCGGCAGATCGTCACGGCCAAGATTCAGCACCGGCCCGGTTTTCACGCGGGCGGGGCTGTCTGCCACCGTTACCGCGCGGTTACACAACCGCCCGGCCAGCGCCCCCGGCTCATTGCCCCAAATCTCTGGCACCAGTTGCACCGCTTTTTCCGCGATGCCGTTTTGCAGGGCTGACAGACGGGCAAGATATTCCGCCTGGTCTTCGTCTGCCTGAAAGCCCTCAACGGCCAGGATGAACCACACCCAGCGTCCATATTTTGCGATGAGAGTTGATCGCAGCGTGGCGGCCTGATTAATGGCTGCTTTATCGCTCAGGGCATCGCACAACACGACACCTTCCACCGAGCAGGACACCTGCGCGGCCAGCACCGCTTTAACCCATGCATCGGGCGCGGCGTCCTCTGCCAGTTCGTGCACAAACCCCCACCAGTTCTGCCCGGCGTTGGCCTGCGCTGCTTTAAGATGGCGTTTCAGCGGGCTGTCAGCCGCGCCTAACAGCACATCAAAATCCGTCTGTGCATTTACCGCCAGCGTTTTGCCTGGGTTGATCGTGCCTGTGCCGATAAACAACACGGCCCGCTCAACCTCCGTCACTTCGCCCTGTAACTGATTGACCTGCGTTACATCAACTAAAGGCCATGTCATGTTTTACCCCTGATATCCTGTGCTTTGACGTCCCATCCGAAACCGATGGCTTGCAGTTGTCGCGCCAGTGCTTTGTTAAAATCTTCATCGCTCATGCCTAAAAAGGCGCGGGCGGGCAAATCAACCGTCCAGCTTGTTTTAACGGCTTTTCCGCTCAGCTTGCGGATCAGCAGCCCCGCCTGCGCATAGGGCATGGTTTCGGTGATCTCGCGGTAAGTTGGCTTTTTCGTCTTCTTCCCGCGCTTCACCTGATAGCCCAGGGCGCGTAATTTTTTGGCCTGCGCAATCGTCGCCAGTTTCCCCGCATCCTGTTTACTGGCTTTACTGCTGCGGGACACGCGCACATTCATTCCGTTTTGCTGCGCATACCCGACCACGCCAGCCGGTACCGGCGTTTCCCCGTTGCGGTACCCGCCGCCCTGCAAATAAACCCGTACCGCGTCGATCTCCGGCATTTCCCTGATGTGCAGCAACTTCGGCAGGTTGCGTAACATCTTTCCCCGGCGCTTCGTTTTACGGCCCGGCCACGGTGCGCCATCCGGGGATTGCTGATTGCGTGCATTGCGTTTCGCCGCGGCAATCAGTCCGTACTTTGCCAGCCGCCACAGCAGCCGCTGGCGCTTTGCTTTGGGTAACTCCAGATCCGCCAGTGCGCCCCGCAGCTCTGCGAGCTGCTTTTTGCTCAGCTCGCCGTTAAACATCCGGCTCACCCACCGGCGCACCGGTTTCATCTGCCGTACTGAACACCGACGCGCTGAGCGCCGTCCAGATTTCCGGTGTTGCCAGTGTCCAGCGCTCGCCGTTCCATGGGATCGGCCCGTTGTCGTCCTGGCGGATCACCAGCGCCTCAGCCAGTGGTATGGAGAGCACCACCGTGGCGGTTTCCTCATCTTCGACCGTCACATCCCATTCAGGATCGGCGTCAGTGATGCCGATGCTGTCCATAACGTCGCTTTCGTTGTCATCCATCCATGCGGCAAGCAGTGAAACCAGCAACTGAGGCGAAACAAGACGATATGGGAAACGCTCCCAGCTCAGCAGCCCGCTATAACGGATCACGCCCTGCTGGTACTGCTTTTCGCCTAAATCCCGCGCGGCAGGCACCACTCGCATGTCTTCCGCCACACTGTCAAAACGCACCTGCGCCCGCGCGGGTACATTTTCAAGAAAGAAGGCGGTCAGTGATTCCAGTTGCGATCCGCTCATACCTTGCTCACCGTTGCCCGCTTAAGCCCTTTAATCTGCCTGATAGCAATGGATGCCTCTGCCAGCAGACCATTTCGCGTTTCTCCGCTTTCCTGGCCCGGATGAGATTCCCTTCGCCCCTGGGTGGCAAACTCGCCAATTAAATCCGCCTTTCCCCGCGCAAACACCGCTTTCATGTACTGTGCACAAAGTCCGTTGAGCTGGCCCATCATCACACCCGGCACGCTGGCCGCCGTCGCGTAACCCTTCGCGCGGTGCTTAGCCTCAACGCTGACCAGATCGGCATTTACTTCCATCACCGCCGCAAGCAGCGCCTGTGCGAGCGTGTCGGCGTCCATATCAGGCGGCAGCGCCCGCTGCGCCTGAAAATCTTTTAAATTAAGATCCGGCCAGAAACCGTTGTTAGTTAACGGTGCATCCTGATAATCAACCGGCTTTCCGCTGAACATGTCCCCTCACTTAACCGAAAAAGCGGGCTGACCGGCATCCACGGCGCATCGCACATCAGTGCATTGCCCTCCGCCGCGCCCGCTGGCTTACGGTAGTCTTTTTATTCTTTGCTCAGACTGCGCACGCGGGCTGCAATCTGGTTTCGCAGCGTGGACACGCCCACTTTTCTGTAGAGCTTCTCCGCCTGCGCCAGCAGCGCGTCTGCGGCTTCCAGCTCTGCCACATCCTCAAGCGCTGAGGCTCGCGGCTTACCCTGGTCATCACGCAGCAGCAACAGCCCGGCAAACTTGAACCATTTGGCGGTGATTTCCTCATGCAGTCGCCATTGCTGCGTTACTTTTTCAAACGTCGCGGAGAAATACGGCTCCAGACTTTCACCCGCTTCCGCTGCGCGTTCTGCCCAGGCCATTACCGTGTCAGCAACAAATGCCGGAAAACTGCTGCGGATTCCGTCCGGTGTCGGCTGCTGCTGTGCAATGGCGGTATCCGCCAGTTCAAGCGCTCTGTCCAGATCACCGGCATCAAACAACCACACCACGCACCAGGCAAAGATCGGGTTTGCATAAACGCTGCCTCCTGCCAGATACGCTTCAACAGTCGGCATCCAGCGCGGTAACAGCACATCGCGCTTATGCACAACGCGATCGGCAATGGTCGGCAACCCGCGCACATGCGCCACGTCAGCATTAAGCGCCTGGATTTGCATGTGCAGACTGTCTGCACTTTCGATAGCCTGGCGGCGTTTAAGCTGCTGCTCCATCGCCACACGCTGGCTGTGACGCTGTGCGGGTGAAAGTGCCATTTATCAGCCCTCCTTTGGCTCTTCCAGTTCGCCAATCGTCACCGCATCTTCATCAATGGCCGCGTACAGCTCCGGCACTTCGACGGCATAGCCTTCGTTGCGCAGGTATTTGTTTTCATACTGCTTGCGGTCATCCACAAATTCGTTTTTACGCTGACGCGTGTTGCGCTGGGTGTAAATGTGCAGGTTAGGCAACATGGTTACCACCATGCGTTTACCCGGCATAAATGGCGGCACCATTGCACGACGCCCGGCAATAGTGCTGCTCAGCATTTGCGCGGCGATTTTTTCCGTGGGCTTGTCAGCCCCCTGATACAGCCGGAACTGCTCAGCCGCCACGAGATCAGCGCCTGCAAGCACAATAAGACGCGGGTCATTACGGAACTGCTGCGGAATTTTGGTATTGATGATGTCGGACGCCATCGCATCAAGGGAGTGGTAGTCACCCTTTGCATCCAGCGTAACGGCAGTAGTCATAACCTGCTTACCGCCATTCCATTCTTTCATAAGGGCATGCCAGCCTTTATTTACGTCTTCCCCGTTAGGGTTAGACTCGTAATCCGTGGTTTTTTCGGCAGATTTACCGTTAAACCCAATACGCAGCATGTCCAGTGCAAAAGCCTGATTAGAAAACGTCTGCACCAACTGGAAGAACTCTTCTTCTGTCTTGCCGGAGTTTGCCCAGACGGAAAGAAGATCCCATCGCAATGCGGCGCATGAGTCGGTTTCAACTAATTGGTAGTTGTTACCATCCACGCCAACACGACGGATAAAACGGCCGCTTTCGCTACGCCCGGTATGCAACCCGGAAGCGCCTACGGAAATCACCTGGCCGGATAGCTGATCCACATCCAGACAGGTAATCATTTCGAGCAGTTCAGCAGATTCCAGCAGCGCCTGACGCAATGCGGTTTCTTTCGGGGCGGTCATGGCAAAATAACGCTCGGTATTTGCTACGCCAAAATCCGCCGCCATTCCTGCACTGAACGCATTCATAAGCTGACGCGCACTTTCATTCAAAAACATAAATATTCCCCGCATCGACGCGATTAATAATGTAAAGACTGTTTAAAAGCTATTTAACAGTGCTGTTAAAGGTAATTAAATTTCTTACCTTTGTTTTTATCGCCAAACTGACGCTGAGGCAGATCGGTAACTTTTTTGTCCAGCTTGCTGAAATTGGTGATAATGCTCCCGATGTTATTTCGCAATTCGGCAAATTCAGCGGTATCCACCACTTCCGCGATGGTATCAACATCACCAGATACCGAAGTTAATTTTTCTTCGATAGCCGCCACACGAGATTCCAGATCGTTTAACGCATTGGCAATGACCTGTAATTTATCTTCATCGCCTTTTGTTTCTTCTGGTTCTTCTGCAAATGCTTTTGGCTTAATACCAAAGATAGATTGCCATTGTGTTTTCATACTTTGTTCCTGTTTAAATTTTCCATCAGGCGACATTACGCAAGCGTAATAACCCTGACTTGATAAATTACGTTCTGAAAATCTCAGCCTTGTAGTGCCTACGCTTGCGGGGCGGTCTGTTACAGCCAGTCCCTTGAGATACGTTTTCCCGCTGCCGCGCCAGTTTTCTTCCGGCTCAACAGAGAAGTAAACCATCTGGCCTTCGCGGTTCGCATATATCAGATTCATATTCGGGCTGATTTTTGCGTACAGCCGGGCAAGCCCATCCTCGCCGTCCTGCCACATCACGTCCCGCACTTCACCAAAACTTCCCCAGTCGCGGGTATGTTCCGGCCAGATCCGTGCGCCGTAATGGTTAAAGTCATAGGTTTCACCCATATCAATAATCCACTGCCGGAACACTTCGCGCCCGTCTACGGTATCCCCTTCCGTTGCAATACAAAGCCAGTCAGTTAATAAGTGAGACACGTTTTTCCCTCGCCTCCCTGATTTGGCAAAGAGATTATTACCAATAAATAACCCTCCCGCATTCTGATTAATTCCCCTCAGTTCGGATAACAGTCTTTAGGCGAACAACCACGAATACACACCGCCGTTTTTTTATAAATGCCACGGCATAATTAAATCTATGGCTAAATACTCAGAAGAATTAAGGGGCGTGGCCCGCTCGCTTTATTTGCGACATGCCACACCTAAAGAGATTGCATCAGAATTAAATCTGCCGAATGCGCGGATCGTTTACTACTGGGCTGAGAAATATAACTGGGCTGATTTACTCAGCTTTGAAAGCACAGAAGATGCGATTGAGCGCCGTTATCAGCTTCTGGTTGGCCGGGATAATAAGACCGATCAGGAATTAAAGGAGATGGACACCCTTATTGCTCACGCAACGAAACTGCGGGCGCAAAGCAATAAGCATAAAGAAAAGCTGGCTGAGAGAAAAAACAGCGGGACGGGAGCTGCGCCACAGGATGAGGACGGGCAGCCGCCGCGCAAACGCAAGTATAAGAAAAATGATATCTCGTCACTGACAGAAGATGATTTTAACGCCTGGGCAGATGAGCACCTTTTTGAATATCAGAAACACCTGCGCCTGAACATCGCCCAGCAGGTGAGGAACATCCTAAAAAGCCGCCAGATCGGGGCCACCTGGTATTTTGCGTTTGAGGCTTTTGAAAATGCGGTACTCACTGGCGATCCGCAAATCTTCCTTTCAGCCTCAAAAGCTCAGGCTGAGGTGTTCCGCTCATACATCGTTAACATCGCTGAGCAATATTTTGGTATCACGCTGACCGGCAACCCGATCCGCCTGAGTAACGGCGCTGAACTGCGCTTTTTGTCCACGAACAAAAACACCGCTCAGTCTTACAGCGGCCATTTGTACTGCGACGAATATTTTTGGGTGCCGAACTTCGCCAGACTTAATGAAGTCGCCAGCGCGATGGCAACCCACGACAAATGGCGCACTACCTACTTTTCCACGCCATCCGCGAAAACGCACCAGGCCTATCCTTTCTGGACGGGTGAGGAGTGGAAACAGGGCAGCAAAAAACGTGCAGCGGTTAAATTCCCTACGGTTAGCGATATGCGCGACGGGGGCCGCATCTGCCCGGATGGTCAGTGGCGCTACGTCATCACCATGGAAGATGCCATTAAGGGCGGCTTCAATCTGGCGAACATCGAGAAGCTGCGCAACCGCTACAACGACACGACATTTAACATGCTCTACATGTGCGTGTTTGTTGACAGCAAAGACTCTGTTTTCAGCTTTTCAGACCTGGCGGGATGCGCCGTTGAAACGGACACATGGCAAGATCACGACCCGAAAGCCGCCCGGCCATTTGGCGATCGCCCAGTATGGGGCGGTTTCGACCCGGCCCGCAGCGGGGACTTGTCCTGTTTTGTCATTATCGCCCCTCCCATGCTGGCCCCGGAAAAATACCGCGTGCTGGCCGTGTTTAACTGGAAAGGTATGAACTTCCGCTGGCAGGCAAAGCAGATCGAAGAGCTGTTTAAAAAATACAACTTTACCTACCTGGGCGTTGATGTGACCGGCATTGGGCGCGGCGTCTTTGACAATATTCAGCATTTTGCCATGCGCGTCGCCGTTGCCATCACCTACAGCCGCAACACCAAAGACCAACTGGTACTTAAAGCCGCTGATGTGGTGGAAAGCCAGCGTATTGAGTGGAGTAAAGACCTGAAAGAGATCCCGGCCAGCTTCATGGCTATCCGTCGCACGACAACCGCAAGCGGGGGTGCGATGACCTTTGTTGCCGACCGCAGCCCGGATACGGGACACGCAGAAGCATTCTGGGCCATCGCCCACGCATTACACAATGAACCGCTCAATTATGAGAACACCCCAAAATCCCGCTGGAGGCTACAGAAAGCAGCATGAAACGGAATAAGAAACACCAGGCAAAAACCGGCCAGCGTGATGTGACGACGACGGCACCTGAAAAGAAAATGAGCATTCTCAGGTTCGGCAAACCTGAACCGGTACTCACCACCGGCACCGATTACCGGGACGTGTGGTATGACAATGACGCTGAGCACTACACGCTGCCGATTGACCGGCTGGCGCTGGCGCAACTGATTAACCTCAATGGTCAACATGGCGGCATCATTCACGCCCGTAAAAATCTGGTGATGTCGGATTATGTTGGCGGCGGGCTTTCACGCGACGACTTCGAAGCGGCCACCTTTGATTTTTTGACGTTCGGTGATGTGGCTTTGCTCAAAATCCGTAACGGATGGGGGGAAGTGGTCGGACTGACGCCCCTCCCCGGCCTGTACACGCGCCGCCGCAAAACGGGTGAATTTGTCGTGCTGCAAAACGGCCAGCCGCTGGTCTATCAACCCGATGACGTTATTTTCCTTAAAATGTACGACCCGCAGCAGCATATCTATGGGCTGCCGGACTACATCGGCGGCATTCATTCCGCATTGCTTAACAGCGAGGCCGTAATTTTTCGCCGTCGTTATTACCATAACGGCGCACACACGGGCGGCATCCTTTACACGCGTGACCCCAGCATGACCGATGAGATCGAGGAAGAAATTGAACATCAGTTACGTGACAGTAAAGGGATTGGTAACTTTTCAACAATTCTGGTCAACATTCCGGGCGGGGATAAAGAAGGCGTGCAGTTTATTCAGATGGGGGACATTTCTGCAAAAGATGAGTTTGCCAGCGTAAAGAATATCAGTGCTCAGGACATACTGAACGCCCACCGTTTCCCGGCAGGCCTGGCGGGTATCATCCCGCAGGGAACGGCGGCACCCGGCGATCCCGAAAAGGCAGAACGCGTCTACAAAAAGAGCGAGGTTTTACCTATTCAGAAGCGATTTAGTGAAGCCCTGAAAGATGATCGGGAAGTGCCGCCACACCTGCACTTAATATTTACCAATGACACAAATGAAAGCGGTGCGGCATGAGACAAAAAAGGTTAAAATCCAGGCACTTTGGAACGGCTGGAGCTGATGTTATGAGAGTGCTGAAAATTGAATGCCCGGAGTGCGGCTCTAAAGCTGTTATTCGCAAAACGAACCGAAAACACCGGCAGATCGCAGACATTTACTGCGCATGTGCCGATGTTGAGTGTGGTCATACTTTTGTTATGAATTTGACGTTTTCCCACACTCTGAGTCCCAGTGCCAAAACAGGCGATATGATGATGCAAAAATGGCTCAACTCATTATCCCCTGATCAAAAACAGATGGCCTTTGACCTACTGAAACCCGCCGCCGCCGCTGTATAAAAGACCCCCGACATGGGGGTTTTTCATTTCCTGCAAAATGATTTCCCGCATTTCGTGTGCAATTTCGCCAATCCATTCCAAAGCAACCATCTTTTCCCTGTCGTTGACCTCATCGACGAAAACAATTTTTGCCAGCACTTCGATCCGTTCTAATTTCTCTGATGCCTCTAAAAGCTCCATTAACCCCTCCCTTAAAACAAATACTGTACATTCATACAGTATACATTTACTCACACTTTGTAAAACCGATTTTTTAGGATAAAAACCAATATGAATTGTATTTTCCGTTACTTACAGAACGTTACCACCCCGGCCACATTTCATTTTGTGGCTCGTCAGGCTTCTCTTTTAATTCACCATTTTTATAAATCAGCGCCGAACGGCCATAAGCCAGCCCGCCACCGCGCTTAAGAATGTCTATTTCTTCATCAGAACCGGCAAAGCCACGTCTGTGTAATTGCAGTTTTAATCGTCGGCGGCTTCCACCCTCCGTACAGTTATTGACAGAACTCCAAGGGGCGGCGCTGCCGCCAGAAAACCCAGCCTCCGCTGACGCTTCGGCCAACTTCGGCACCTTCGCCCACTTCACCAGACGCGTGCAAACCGACGAATCAGGAACGAAAGGAGAGTAAACACCCTGAACACGCTGCACCGCTTCTGCGTATTCGTTTCCCTGCTCCGTGATTTCATAGGCGAGACGCACAACCAGATCCCGGCGTGCGACCAGCGCACCGCCCTGCGCCTGCGTGTAAGACGCCCAGCACCCCACATCAGCGGCGGCAAGCACGGCATCCATGCGGTTGTCTGTCAGTTGCTGATTACGCAGGCGGCGAAGCTCGCGCCATACCGTCACCGGTGCGCCGCCGATTTGCTGAAACTGACGAATGCGCCAGCGCGAGGCCCACGCCGAAACTGATTTAGCCATGTCACGCAGATTTTCCCCGGTTTCGTCGTCCGTCTCGCCATCCAGCGCGAAGCCGTCAATATTCTTTGAGATGTATTTTGCGATGTAGCCGGTAGCGCTGCCTTTATCTGGATCGATAGGCTCAACGTGAAAACGCGCTTTAAGCGCGTGCGGTGTCTGGAGTTCTTCGGAATCCGCTATGCGGGCATGAAAGCAGATGATATCGCGCACCGCTTCAACGTCCTGCGGGCGCATGAACAGCAACATGTGCCAGTGAGGTGTCCCGTCGTGGTGCGGCTCAACCACACGGAAGCCGAAAACATGAATACCGGCGCGTGACAACGCCGCGCGGGTTTTAGCCCACACGTTGCACAGATAGCGCTGCGTGTCCTGCGGGCTGGCCCCGTTCCACTGCGACACAAAGCCGCCTTTGCTGTGCACCGCGTGGTAACGCGATGGGGCGGTGATGGTATAGAACTCTCCCGCCATGCCCTGCTCGTTGGCGATATCCTCAAAGCCACGCATACGCACCATTAGCTCACAACGGCGGATCGCCGGATTAGCCACACTGCCATACACCTGATCGGCAAGGGCGATGCGGTCCCCGTCTTCGTTTATCAGGTCAAACTTTTTAAAAAACTCAGCGTTACGCTTCTTCTGGTCAATCCACTCTCCCAGAGACTTGCGCGAGACATAAGCGCTGGCCGCTTTTTGCACCTGCCCCACGGCGATGGCCATATGCTCACGTTGCAGATCGCGGGCGCGTTTTAACCGCAGATACCACCACGCCGGGGCCATCATGCGAAGAATCCCGCATTCAGCGTGACGCGCGGTGATGGTGTCATTTTCAATCATCGCCCAGTAAGGTGCGCTGAAATTGATATAGCCGACCATCTCCCCCAGTTGCGTAAAAGCGGCAATGGTGCGGCGATCAAGCTCATTTAAATCTGAGGCATCAGTTTTGATTGAGTCGGTGTAATCGTAAAAAGCCTGCGCAAGCCATGCGGCGATTTTGCCGCCCAGTTGTTTTAGTTCCGGGCGCTCAAGTGAAGGTAAACGGGAAAGCATTTTCCAGAAGGGGAGATCTTCAGCGCCACCCGGCAGGGCATAACGTGTCATAACTTTACGCAGGCGTGGCAATACATTCTGTCCGATGGTGCGGCGCAAAAATGTATTGGCACGACGACGCCCATTAACGCCGTTAAAAAGCGTTTCGTAGCGATTGCCAAAATACCCGGCTAACCAGTCGGGCATTTCATGAAGATATTGTGAACGGTAGGCGTAATCTTCTGGATTAACATGCCACAGGCGGCGCTCAGTGATAGTAGCGTCACGCGGCACACCAGGCGCAAACATGTTACGCCGCCATGAATCGACGGCGTGATGCTGACCCGCTAATGCTAAAGCTGAATCAGGCACGATTTACCCACCTGATCCACGCATCGCAAAGCATCCCAAGCCAAAAATAAGAAAGCAGCGCGGGCCAGAAGAATGCACATACGAGGGCAATAATTAAATCAGCGCTATCAACTTTCCCTTCTTCTTCCGCAACTTCGGCAGTGAAATAGAAAAACGCCGCCACGCAGCCGGTGAGATAGATCACCATCGTAACTGCATCAAACATTCACTACCGCCTTACCTTCACCGGCAGGCGCTTTGATGATCAGCTCTGCGGCCGTTCTCTGGCTGGTAGCTGCTGCACCAACGCTACGCGGGGCATTGATACGGACTAAATCAAAACCAGCGTAAAGCAGATGCACGGTATCAATATCGCTGTTTGAGGCGATCACGCTCACGCCCTCGCCCGCCAGCTTCCTGAGCTTACGTGCCAGCTTGCCGTGATCGAGGTGTGTAAAGCCGCCGCCATGGTAAGCGGTGAAATTTGAGGATTCAGTCAGGTACGGCGGATCGCAATAAACCACATCCCCCGCCCGCACCATTGCCAGTGTTTGCATATAGCCAGCGGTGACAAATGTTGCCCGCTGTGCTTTTTCTGCAAACGCTTTAATTTCCGCAGTAGGAAAATATGGTTTTTTATAGTGACCATATGGCGCATTAAAACGCCCTGAGAGGTTGTAACGACAAAGGCCACGATAGCAATGGCGATTGAGGTAAAGAAAGATAGCCGCCCGCTCTAACAGACTAAGGGAATCATCATTGTTAAAAACGCATCTGCTTTCGTAATAGTTCAGCGACTCATTACCCTCAAAAAACCATGGGTAAGCCCAGTCAATTAACGCATCAGCGTTATCTTTAATCTGCTGATACAGGTTAATCAGATCGGGATTAACGTCAGCAATCAGGTATTCGTCATACTCTGTATTCATCATGACGGCGCATGAACCGGCGAACGGCTCAACCAGGCGCTTACCTTCCGGCAGATGAGGACGCAGGCGCGGCATGAGACGGGCTTTACTTCCGACCCATTTAAGCGGCGTTTTTATTGCCATGCTGCACCGCCCTTGCTTTCAATGGCTGCGGCTTCCTCGCGGATCAGTTCCACAATTTCGGCAGCAGACAGGCCAGCATTAGCGGCATGGGTAGCCAGCTTATCAAGGCGGGCGGAGCACAGATCGGCGGCAGCGGCTTTTCCTTCCTGCGTGGCCTGATTCAGCATGAGCAGCAAGTCAGTACCCGCATTAGTTTTCGGTAAAAACATGCGTGTCGTTTGCACTTTGGTATCTCCAGGGCAAAAGAATCCCCGGCCACGTTATGCGTGGCCTGAAAATTCAGAGGTTAATTAGTTAAAGCGCAGGTTTTGCGGGCAGGCAGCCGAGTAATTAGGGGCTGGCACCTGATGTAATTCGAACGTATTGCCCCACCAGTTTTGGATCAACGTTGTGATTTCACCCTGGCCCAGTGCGCCAGCGGCGTAAAACATGGCGCGAATACTCGCCAGCGCTTCAATCTGGCTTTCGCGGGTTTCGGCTTCGCGGTAAGCGGCACACCACAACGCAGCATTGGCAGCAAGCCAGTGGCGCGGGCTGGTCATGTGATCAGTGTCGTTAAAGAAAAACGGATGAAGCAGGACACGCCCGCCTTTGTCCGTGTTTTTACTCAGAAAGATCACCGAATAATTCATTGGCACACGCCATGCTTCCAGCTCATTGGTGAGATTGTCTTTACATACGGAAATAATTGTCATGACTGCTTTTCCTGCTGGTTTCTCAGTTGTTCACGCGCAGCCAGCGCCTGAACGATATGCGGGGCTATAACCATTGGCTGGCTGTTTCTGGCCGGGACAACTGCTTTAGCCGGACGATCTGCTGTCCTGCGGGTAAAGTCATCGCGGCTAAGAGATCCGAACCCGTTAAACACATTGCGGGCCTTCTGAATGCCGGTGCGTAACTGCGACATGCCCCTGCAATCAAGGCGCTGGTAAAGCTCGCACCAGTCACATTTTGCGAGGTGTGGCTTAAAAGACTCAGTGCCAGCGATTGACGCGGCATGAAGCACAACGCCCCGCCACTCTTCATTGAGCGAGTCCCAGTAATTTGCAGCCTCACTGTGCTTCGAATTGATTTGGCGGCGTATACGTTTAAGCCATTCCTGGTTAGTTGCCATTGCGACCCCCAATCATGCCGGTGAGGTTGCGGGCTTTTGTTGACAGAAAACGCAGAACATTTCCGCCCTTAAACTGGACAGGCTCATGCGCGTTAAATTTATGGATCATGCCGGGATTCCAGCGCTGTCCGTTTTGCAGTTCTAACCAGCCATTACCAAAGCTGGTTAACTGTTGCGGTGGCGACTGGCGCTTGAGATAAGTCACAAAAGGCTTCATGGATCACCTCACATCAGGCCAGCGGCATTTGTCGTTACGATATCGACAGCAGCAGCAAGCACAGGCACTGACTGAAAACGGGCCTCAACGGAATGGACGATCAGCGAGAGGCTACGAATGGCATCACTTGCACGGTCAAGGATTTGATTGCGGCGCGCCGCTGTCATCCGTTCCGTTGAGACCGCTTCACCGGCTAACACGCCAACGTTCGCCGCAGCGGTTAGCGCACAAAACTGCATATTTTCAGGCCGGGCATTGTTTACAGGGACAGAGGGCTGACAGTTAATCTGGCGCAGCAAGCCGTCAAGAATGCGGGCGTCTTCGGTATGATCCGTAATGGCGAGCAGTTCCAGCACAGTGAGCTGATGAGGCTGATCAGGATTTAACTTGCAGCGCAAGGTTGCGGGCCGCATACCCACAGCCCGCGCGAGCGCTTCAACATTATGAGACTGAGCAAAAGCGCGGCAGGCGTTATCGAGATGATTACGGTCGGAAACTTTGTAATCGTACATGATTTGCTTCTTCCTAATTGCTAGCCTGGGTTACGCATTAAGCGAGACGTTACAATCGCTTAAAGCCATTACGGTTAAGGCAGCCATATTTACTTCAACAAGCCCTTTCGTTTGTGCTCCTTTCGGCTTGATCGGTAATTTTCCGTATGCAATCAGGTTATTAGCGGTACTTTTTGACATACCAGTGCGACGACAATACTCGTCCAATGGCAAATAAGGCTCGGGGATGATGATTGTAATGTTAGGACGCATAATGCAAACTCCTCAGGTTCGGGATACGCCAATATCCGCATTTATTAACCAATATCTATTTAACTAACAACAGGCGCACTTTATGTTTCAAAAAGCTAACTGTCAACATTAATTAGCTTTATGCAACATGAGTTAGCGTTATCAGGGCTTTCAATGAGTAAATTCGAAGTCAACATGGATACAGACAGCGCTCCTATCCTCAATAGAGTTTTAGAGGCTTACGGTTTTAGCCAAAAACTCATGCTGGCTGAGCACTTAGGTATTGCATCTAGCAGTCTTGCTGGCAGGTACAGGCGGGGCGGATTTCCTGCTGACATAGTGGTTAGATGCGTAGCTGAAACGGGAGTCAACTTAGAATGGCTTGCTACAGGTAAAGGACGAAAGTATGACGATCAGAAGCTAGACGTCATGACAATAATTCGTAAAAAACTACTTGATGGACAGCTTTTTGACGCAGGCTACATCATGTTAGATAAAACAATGATGCTGCCGCCAAAACAAGAACCAGCGCGCCCCGTCATGATTGTTGATGAACAAACCCAATATTTAGTTGATATGAAATTTTCAGAAGTTTTTGACGGTCAATGGCTTGTCGAAATCGAGGGGAAAACTAGCATTCGCACCCTCACACGAATCCCAATCAAAAAGTTTCGCGTTAGCGGCGTTGGAATGGCCTTTGATTGTGGCATTGATGACATAAGCGTGATCGGGCGCGTAGTCCTGACAATTATTTAATATGACTGTTAGAAAAATTAGTAGTGGTCAGTGGGTTGCAGACTTTTATACGGTCAACCGCAGTGATGGGAAACAGGGCAAGCGGATTCGCAAAAAGTTCGCGACCAAAGGCGAGGCGTTAGCATTTGAAAACTACACCCTCCAAAAAATTGAGGACACGCCCTGGCTTGGACAAGGCAAAGACAAGCGCCACCTTTCAGACCTCATACACCTATGGTTCGATCGGCACGGTATAACTCTGCGTGACGGTGAAAAACGTAAAAGCTCCATGCTCTGGGCTCATGAGTGCATGGGCTCACCTTTGGCTACAGAGTTCACAGCCCAATTATTCACCGCTTACAGAGCTAAACGGCTTGATGGTCATTTTGCACGTACTAAGCGTGTTGCTAAGGTTTCGCCACGCACCATGAATCTGGAGCACGCTTATTTCCTGGCTGTTTTTAATGAGTTAAAACGGCTTGGGGAATGGGATGCGCCGAACCCCTTAGAAAACGTCCGCCAGTTCAGAACTGATGAAAGCGAAATGGCCTATCTGACAGGAGATCAGATTGATAGGCTGTTAGAACAATGCCGTCTCAGTTCTGCGAGGGATTTGGAAATGGTAGTCAGGATTTGCCTGTCTACAGGTGCACGCTGGGGAGAAGCAGAAACATTGAAGCGCAGCCAGATCGCTGCCGGAAAAGTCACATTTATAAAAACGAAAGGAAAGCGCAATCGCACTATTCCACTCAACCCGGACTTAATAGCTAAATTACCAAAGAAAAATGGGGCACTTTTCAATCCGTGTTACTACGCATTTAGATCAGCACTTGAACGGGCTGAGATTGAATTACCTGCTGGGCAGTTAACACATGTGCTTAGACACTCCTTTGCTTCTCATTTTATGATGAATGGCGGCAACATATTGGTACTGCAAAAAATCCTCGGGCATACCGATATCAAAATGACTATGAGATATGCTCACTTTGCTCCTAACCATCTCGAAGAAGCATTAAAACTTAACCCATTAAATTATTGTGGTGGAAATAATGAAAAATGATAATGATTCGACGAATGAGCATATTAAAGCTTACATTACATATTATAATAATTTAAAAAACCCAAAATACGCTGTACTTGTTAAGGGGGAATGGGGGGTAGGGAAAACTCATCTTATTAATAGCATTTTGAAAGATGATAAAAAATTCTACATAAGTTTATTTGGGTTAACAACAGTTCAAGAGGTACATGCCGCAGTATTTATGAAAATGTACCCAAACAGATCAAAAACGAAGAAATTCTTTAACTGGTTTGGAAATTCCAGTGCAAAAGCTTATGATATTACATTAAGCTTTGGTACTTTAATTGGAAATATAGCAAATGCTCTTATTAAAGAAAAGGTCGATAATTCTAAACCAATTGTTTTTGATGATTTAGAGAGATGTAGCATTAAGCATGAGGACTTATTTGGTGCAATAAACAAATACATTGAACATCATGAATGTAAGGTCATTGTTATTGCCCACGATGAAAAATTAGGTACGGAATTAACAGATAAAAAAGAAAAAATATTTGGACAAATCATAAAAGTAACACCAGATATCAACAACGCCTTTGATGATTTTATAGAAACCAGCAACATGCCAACGGCATTTGAACCCATTAGAGATATAGTTTACAAATCATTTATAGCATCAGAATGCAAATCATTGAGGGTATTAGATTACGTCATCAAAGATTGCACAAGGTTACTTACTTGTATTTCAGAACGCTTAGATAAAAAAAAGACATTATTACCAGAAATTTTTGTATTATTTACAGCACTGGATATAAATTACAGATTAGGAAAATTAACAGAAAGTGACATTAACTCAAGGAGTTCAGTGTTATATTATGTTAAGAAAAAAAATGAACCGGCTGGCATATTTGATGAGATAATTGAGAGATATAGTAAACATGAAGTCCAATTGCATATAAGCAGTGACTTACTTTCAAATGAAGTATTAATTGATACAATCATAAACGGCATTTACAACAAAGATAGCATTATAGAGTGCATAGATAATAGTCGTCACTTCGTTGAGGTTAAAACCAAAGGCCCATGGTATACAATCATGAGCTTTGACTCAATTGAAACAAGCAAAGTAGACGATGCGATAAATGAGTTATATTCAAAATTTGACAATTTAGAGATTACTGAAAATGGCGAAATTCTACACTCAGTGAATTTACTATTCATGCTCTCAGATGCAAAACATATCAACAAAAGTTTTGACGAAATATTTTTATTTTTTTTAAACTATGTTAAAAAACTTCAGGCCAATAACAGAATCCCCCCGGCAGAGCTTTTTCAAGATTATGGGGCAGTTAGAGATTCGTCTTATGGTTATGGCTTTTGGATTAAGGATTCATATAGGGATTACTCATCCAAACTATATGGAATATTAGCATATCAAGAACAAATTGCGTTAAGAAAAAGATATCCAATTTTCTTATCTGAACTAAAATACAACCTCAAAGAGAATACACCAAAATTTTGCGATCAGATATCGAGATATGGTATTCGAGAAACTAACACATATGGATATATAAACATTCTCGCAAGTTTCAAACCACATGAATTCGTGGATATGTGGCTAAGTAATGAAATGACAGATTGGCATATTATTAGAACAGCATTAGTTAGCCGTTATAGTGCTGGATCATTGCAAAATGACTTAAAAGATGAAGGTCCTTGGCTGAAGCTTGTAAAAATGAATATTCGCCATCGTGCATCTAAGGTTTCTGGAATTGATAGGTTAAGAATAATTAGACTACTGATAGAACTATAGTTGATGAGCCAATCGAAAGTGTCGCAAAAGTGTCGCAGTAACTTAAGTTTATTGGTTTATATAGGGTGATATCTGTTTTCTATGTGGTTGATTTTAAAATAAGTTATTGTTTTTAGGTTGGTCAGTATGGTTCTCATAATCGCTTGGTCGCTGGTTCAAACCCAGCAGGGGCCACCAAATTTTAGCAGTGAAATCATAAAACTAAGCCACCTTTGACGGTGGCTTTTTTGTTGCCTTTAATCACGCTCGTTGCCCGCTTTGCAATGCCGTGTTGTTCTGACCGGACGACACGATATAGCGCTCTACCGACTCCATCGTCACAAACGTACAACTGCATTGAATGTTCGTGCATTGATGGTAGCGCTCCTTGGTGTTTTCACTCAGGTAACGACTGGTGCGCGCATGTGCCGCGTGCTGGCATTTAGGACAATGGAACATGTTCTCACCTCTTAATTCACTTTTTGTGAATTAATAATACTCAAAAAGTGAGTTACTGACCATCAATTTATTCACTTTTTATAACTTCCGAATATTCCACCTCAGCGTTATTCACTTCAAGCGTCAGCGCTGTGGTGTAGCCATTGCTGTCGAGAGTATGAACAAGTTTTGTGATAATCCATGGCTGGGCATCGATGATGCTTTTAAACCCCGTCACATTGACCGGTGTTTCCGGGTAAAGCGTTTCCCGTCCGATCGCGAGGTTAATGGTAAAAAGCACCTTATCGCGCTGCAGTCTGTCCCATTGGGCTTGTGCAGCGCGTTCCGCCTGCGCTTTGTTGGCAAAGATTTTCTTAATGGCAAAGAAATTGCCCGCTTTACCCAGCAGATATTCATTTTGCTTTGTCGGCGGTGACTGATGCTCAACCTTCACATTTTGCTGTTGCTGCTGTGGATTTTTAGTATCCAGCCACTGTGCCGTCACGCCGGAATAGTTGTCTCGATCGGTAATGCTAAACAGATGTCGATCGCCGTCGCCACGGGTGATGGTGACAGGCGCAATGGGCTCACCGCTGGCCGTCACGCCCTTACCCGCCTTCAGGAACAGCAGTTTGCGCGCCTTGATCGCAACCGTTGCGCCGTACCGATCGGCCAGACGGGTAAGAAAAACCACGTCGGACTCCAGAGATTTATCGATATGCGAAATGGATATCTTCGCCAGCTCCGGCGCAATGGCCGGGATCAGTTCGTGATTAACGGCAATACTTTCGACAATCGCCCCAAGCGTTGTGTCATGCCACGACATCTCCCTGCTGGCATTAAGCGTCCCGCCCAGATTGGCACTGCGGGCGGTAATTCTTACCGTATCCGCCGAATCCCCGCGATGCTCAATCGTATCCACGGTAAAGCTGCCCTTCTCCTTCAGCACCTTTTCTTTCCAGCCCAGAAAGAGCGTCAGAACCGCATTACGCGCGGGCAGCTCGATTTCTCCGTCGCTATCGTCCAGCACAATGTCGAGTTGGTCAGTTTCAAACCCGCGATTATCAGTCAACGTCAGGCTAATCAGGCGTTTACTGATATTGCGGGTGATATCTTTTTTGCCGAGAAGCAGCAAAAAATCAGGCGTGCGCACACCGCCCAGGTTATTGGTTAGCTCATAAAACATTACCGGCCCCCAACATGCCAGTCGCTTTGTTAACGAGCGTGACCACCTGTTCTTTGAGATCGCCAAACATCGCCACCAGCGACTCATCGACGCGCGTGAGTGTGACCGTAAAATCGATTTTGCGTGGAGAGCCGTCCGGATAAAGGCTGGAGCCGGTCTCGCTCACATTCTTAATAACGTACATGCCGTAGATCAGCCCGTAGCCATCCAGCAGCGGCCACGATCTGCCCCCGGCCGCCATCAGCCGCAGCGCGGTAAGGCTCAGCGTGCCCCCGGTCAGCTCAGGATAAAGCGCACCGGTAAGGGTGATAGTCTCATCCCCGGGGCCGGTAAACTGAAACGCGTTGCGCTTACCGATCCGTTTATTCGACGGCCAGTTATAGTCCGTATCGTGCCTGATCGATTGATAAGGCAGCGTCTGACGCATAAAAACAAACATACCCAGTGCGAGCATCATGGTTTTTACCCTCCATTAGTACCGCATCGCGGAATTACGCTGCATGGCCTTATTACGCTCATGCTCCTCCAGAACACTGATGACTTGCTGCCTGAACTGCTGCCCCTGATCAGGAGACGCCGTCAGATAAAAGTTCAGGTTCGTGTTGCTGTTATCCGTATGGCTATTACCCACCTGTGCCTGAACCGGCTGTACAGGACTAATGGCCGCCACAGCCTTACCGGTTGACGACGCCAGGGGAGGAACGCCGCTGGCGGCGGCTAACACTGGCGTCACCGGCAGTGGAGCGGCGCTTTTCGGCAACTTATCCAGCTCCGTCGACTCCTTCTTCACCAGCCCCAGTTTCTCCAGAAGCCCGGTCGCTTTATTCCACAGCATATCGATGGCCACCAGCGGTGCGCTGAAGGCGGAAGCCAGTTCCATACCCAGTCTCAGCCCGGCATCGCGGCAGCTATTAAGAGATGATTCGGCCCAAGTCACGGGCGTCAGCAAGTCGCTGAACCATTGCCCGACGGCCTGAAGTTTTTCGCCCAGCCAGTTGAACATCGGGGCCAGCGGTGAAAACAACTGACCGAGCGGGGCAAAGGCGAAACGTATCCCTGCCACCACGCCCTCGAAAAACGCGCTGATGGGTTCCCAGAATTGCTGAATGAGCAGCGCACCGGCAGCGATCGCCGCCACCACACCCACGACGGGCCAGGTTATCGCCCCCACCGCCGCAATGATCGCGCCGCTTACCACGGAGAACACCGTGCCGAGTCCCCCCGCTACGGTGATAATTGCCCCGATCCCGGTCATCACCGGCCCAACAGCCAGCCCGATACCGCCCAGCGCCCCTGCCACGACCGTCACCGCGATGGCGATAGCGCCGAGCGTCTGCGCCAGCCCCTGGTTGCGCTGGATCCAGCCATCAAGCGCCAGCACAAAATGGGTTGCGGTCTGCACCAGTCCACGCAGCAATGACTCCTGCTGAATGAACAGATCCGTGCCGATGGACTCATACGCCGACTGCAACCCCGCCAGATCGCCGCCCAGGTTGTTCTCCCTGACAGCAATCTGCTGCCCGGTCCTGCCGTCGGATGTTTTCAGCGCGGTGGTTTGCGTGGCGAGCTGACCGTTGGTGGCGGCGGTCATCAGCACAGTCGCCGCCGGGCGGTTTTCTTCGCCGAAAATCACATTCATGTCGCTGTCACGCCGGACAGGATCGACATTATTTTTGGTGAAGCTGGTCTGTAACGCCTGCAAAATAGCCATCACCGGCAGGGCATTGCCTTTGTCATCGGTGGTGCTGACGCCAAGCGCCCTAATGGCATTTTGTGCCTGCGGCGTTGGTGCGCTTAGCCGTTCGAGCACCGCACGGCTGCCCGCCCCGGCGTCTGCGCCTCTGATGTCAGCCTCATTAAGCGTAACGACCATCGCCGCCGCCTCCTCAAAGCTGACGCCCGCGCTCTTCGCCGCCGGTGCAACGGTGGTTAAAGAGGTGCTCAGTTCCTCAAGAGAAAGATGGCTTTTCTCAAGCGTCGTGGTGATCACATCAGCAATGTGCATCGCCTTATCATCCGCCAGCCCGAACGCCTCTTTGGTGCCGATCAGCAGCCGGGCGTTATCCTCCATCGACGCCTGATTTGCCAGCGACAGGTTCAAAACGGCCGGTGCCTGGGCAAGTACGCCGTCTTTATCTGCGCCAGACCGGGCAACAATAATCTGCGCCGACGCCGCCTGTGCTGCGCTGGCGGAGGTCGAATCGCCTAACTGCCGGGCCTGTGTTTGCAACGCCGCCATCTCCGGCGAGGCCGTCTCCAGCGCTAAAATGGCCTGAAGCTCCGTGCTTATTTGCGCGAGATCGTAGCCGGGTTTCAGCAACGTCGTACCCGCATCCAGGCCCGTACTCGCCATGCTCCAGCCGGTCTCGCCTATCGCCGACGCCTTACCGACAAGCGCTTCACCGTTTGTTTTAATGGGGTTAAGCAGCCGTTTGGCCTGGTCAACGGCGTTGAGTAATATCTTTAATGCAACGTTTTTACTCATCTGTGTATCCGCTTCGCTGAAGCGCTTTTTCGCGCCAGGTGATGAGCTCACTCAGGCTCATCGGGTATAACTCCGTTGGCGGCCAGTGAAAAATCACCGCGATATCCGCCATCAGGTCATCGACTGACAGTTTTTTCGGGAAGGCTACTTCGCCAAACTCGGCGACAAAAAACCGACCACCTTGCCGGCCAGTGCGACCAGATCGGGCAGCTCCAGCGCGGCGATCTCCTGCTCGGTCAGCATCGGGGCGGTCATACGCGGCAGGACTTTGATCAGCGCGTCAACTTCTGAGTTGGCGACGGCGGCCAGACTCACGCCGCGCAGCGTGCCCGCATTCGGTTTCATTAGCGTGACCTGCTCAACGCTCTGCTCACCGCGTTTAACCGGCTTTTCCAGGGTAACTGTGATTTCGTTGGTCATTGTTTTCTCGTTTCAGTGGGTTATCAGAAGGGCCCGGCCAGACGTGCTGGCCGGGAAAACATTACAGGCCGATATTGCGGCGATGCTGCTCCAGTCGATCGACGCCGTTAATCTTCTCAATCATGTTGATGGTGTCGATCTCCACCAGCTCTTTACCGTCGATGGTCAGTTTGTAGTAGGTACAGACCACCGAGATTTTGGCTTCGGTATCTTCGCCCGGCTTATTTTCGCCGGTGTCGATCTCTTTCTGGCGGCCACGCATGACCACCTCAACCGCCACCGTGTCGCCGGTATCGTCGCGCTGATAGGAGCCTGCGAAGCGGATCGGCACCGCATCTGCACCGCTCGCCCCGTACAGCTCCCAGATCACCGCGTCCGGGAAACCGCCGAGGGACCACTCCATCGACAGGGCATCGTCATCCAGACCGAGATCAATCGTCGCGATCCCGTTCATCCCCGCGCCGCGATAGTTCTCCAGCTTGCGGGTGAGCTTCGGCAGCGTGATAGATTTGGCGACGCCCTGATAGCTGTAGCCGTTCAGAAAGACGTTCATTAATTTAAGTTTGCGCGGCATTGCCATGAGGTCAGGCTCCTTAATTGCTGTTGACCGAAGACACCAGATTCACCAGATATTTATCGGTGATGCGCTGGCGCAGGGTCAGATTTTCGAGAGGGGGAACCGGCGTATAGTCATAATCGATATACAGTTTTCCGGCTTTCACGCTTTGCGCGTCGTTGGCGTCTTCATCAAACCAGCAGGTCGCATCCACGATATAGCCGCTGGTTTTCAGCTCGCGGAATTTGGCATTGATGCCGTCAATGATGTCGCGGATAAGCGTCGCGGTAACCGGCTTATCGATAGCCCACATGTGCGCTTCTGCCATCGTGTCGGCGATCACCTGCGCGGTGCGGGTATAGCTCTCAAAGAGGAATAACGGATCGTCTGAACAGGTGCGGTTGCCCCAGAAGCGGAAGCCATCTTTGCGCACAAGCGTGGTGACGCCCGCTTCGTTGAGCAGATCGGCGTCGGTGCCGGATTCCTGCAAATCCCAGAAGACCGAAGCGCTGATCCCGGTCACCCCGTTCACGCCCACGTTAGACAGCGTTTTATGCCAGCCCTGTTCCTGGTCGATTTTGGCGCGCAATCCGAGAGCACGCGCGGTGGTGAAGGCGTTAGCCGTAGTGCTGGTTGCCGTATTCCAGGTCAGGAAATCCGGCCAGATCACCATCAGTTCGCGCTGGCTGAAATTATCGCGATACAGGATGGCCTCAGAGACGGTTTTACAGCCCCAGGCGCTGATATAACCGAACGCGCGCAGCTTCTGACAAACAGGTGCCAGCGCGGTTGCCACTTCGAGAGTATCGAAGCCCGGCACGCCAAGAATGCGCGGTTTAACGCCGGTGACCGCTTCTGCGGTGAGCAGAGCTTTCAGGCCGGTATATTTGCCGTTGGCGTCGGTGGTGCCGATGATGTTAGACACCGTCTGCGCAAGCGCCGCCTGCTCATCATCGCCCGTGCCTTCTTCAACACGTACAACGACAACAACGGGTTTCGCCTGATCGGCAATTGCCTGCAAAGAGGCCGCCAGCGTGCCTTTTTTACCGGCTTTGGCAATCGCGCTCTGCACGCTGGTAATCAGCACTGGTTCATTGAGAGGAAATGTCGCCGCATCTGCATCGCTGGCCGTACAGACCATGCCAACAATCGCGGTTGAGACTGTGGAAATGACGCGGGTGCCGTCGTTAATTTCGACAACCTGTACGCCATGATGGAAATCACTCATCCGTTTTAACTCCGTGGTGTTTGGGTGAGTGATAGTTTCTCCTGCCGGACTAACAGTGGCTATTCAACCCCGCTGGACGGGGCATGGCACAACTGCGCATCGCATTTTGCTGCCGGGAATTTGCGGTAAATGATGGAAACGGGAATAAAATCCGGGGGATGTGATCAGACGGAGGGGTTGAAGTGGCAGCAGCCTGGAAGCAAATATCGAACAGGCTGGCTACCGTTTTCTGGCTTAGCGGGGTGCTAACTGTAAGCCCGTTTCTTTCTGTAAAAAAAATCGCCGTTAATGATAACGGCGAGAGGGTTGTGGTTACGGTCAACTCATCTGGGGAGCAACAGGCCAGTTAATATCCGGAGCACCGGAGGTATCCACCGCTTCCAGCGCATCCAGGTAATCCAGCCATAGACCATATTTGGTTAGCTCGTCCCCCTTCAACCGGCCAATAGCCGCTTTGCCTGGCCACTGTTTACTGTTTATATGATTATTCGCAGCATCAATCTGCTCCTGACGCTGCTGTTCTGCCTGTTCAATCAGTTCTTCTTTTGTTAATGCAGGAAGTGGGACCCAGGCGGGATAACCGTTTTCATCCGTACCACGTTGACAGCCTGGAGGGGCTGGCTGCGTGAATTCCGCAAAAATCGCCTCCCCCACCTCGACACCCTTTTCCGGCCATGTTCCTGAATTTCTGTAAGCACTTTCAAGCGCAAGAGGATAGAAACAATCATTAAAATAGCGGTACACATTTTCCATATTAATATCCCATCGCAATCATGCTTGCGGAAGTTGCATCTGTTGATCCAAAGCGCCACCACTGCACAGTAGAAAGCCCTGTAGGATTGAAAGCGATAGTTCCCGGATTAACGCCAGAGAGACTCTGGCCGGAATTCACTATCGACTGACATTTAAGCGGGAACGGGACAGGAAACGTCACGGTTCCGGACGTTACTCCGGCAGGCAGCGTCATTGAAAAACCCTGAATAATCCAGCCATTAGGTTGTTTAAACCAGGAACCCCCAAAGTTAAAAAATGACATATCGGGGATCTGATTCGGGGTATTACCCACATTCCTTTTCGCCGCTTCCCCCAAACCAAGGTATTCAAGAAGCGCGGCGACGCTTTTACCGCTCAGTGCATTCAGCGTGGTGTCCAGCGGCTGTTTGCCGGCTAATGCGTTGAGCATAGTGGTGGCAAATTTCGGATCATTGCCCAGCGCGGCGGCGAGTTCGTTAAGGGTATCCAGCGCGGCGGGGGCGGAACCTACCAGCCCGGCTAAGGCTGTTTTCACATAGGCCGTGGTCGCCAGCAGCGTGGAGTTATCGGCCTGCGCCGGCGTCGGTGCCTTTGGGGAACCGGTAAAAACGGGACTGGCTTTCGGCGCATACTGCGGGTGCGGATCGGCGGCGCTGGTATGCGCTTTCATCAGGTTATCGGCGTACAACTTCACCTCAATAACCTTATCGTCCACATACTTACGCGTTGCCAGCACCACCGACGGATCGATTTTCAGCGTAATCGCCGTTGTACTCGACACAATCAAAATCATGCGAATGGTCTGGGTACGGCCGCTGCCTTCCTGTAACTGCGGCTTATAGGTCTCCGGGCAGTTTGCCACGGCGATAAGCACGCCTTCATCGTCATACAGGCCAATTTCGCGGATCCAGAATCCCCCCACGTCTTCCGGGATGATTTGCTCGGCAATAATCTGGCTGGCGTTGTTCGGATCAACACTCAGTAAATTCAGCGGAGCCATACGCTTCGGATTGATTAATCGGGTCTGGGCCGGATCGGGAACGGGCAGCGCACCGTTAGCGTCCCCGACGGCCATTTGCGTCAGGTTCAGCTTAGTGCCGAGCGCGGTCGCGTTCGCCAGCCTTGCCGCGCCCTGATTGGTCAGAATGGCAAAATATTTCGCGGTCATGCATTTACTCTCATGTTATCAATCAAATGGATGGACAAAGCCGGGTAGAACTCGCCCCCGACCACAATTTCCTCTGGGGTGTAGGGGTAAACCGTCATGGCATCGCCGTCGTAAAACCCTGCGCCAGCCCAGGCGTTTCCCGTGGCACTGAGACTTATCGCAAGGCCGGTAAGATGGCGGCTGGCCGGTTTCGCGTCTTCAATCAGCCGCTCAAGCTCGTGATACATCTCATCGGTAATCCCCTGGTCGAGCACGCCCACCACCAGGCGAAACGTGCCGGGCTCCTCATTGAGCTGCCACCACTCCCGCACTTCGATCAGAAAGCCAAGCGGTTCAATGACCCGCCGCAGGGCGCTGATGGTGCCTTTGTGCTGATGGACGTAAAACGAAGCCGCAATCACGCTGCGTTTCGTCGCCTCCGGCCAGGTAAAATCCCAGCGGTCAACCGACAGCGCCCAGGCCAGCCATGGCAGCAACGCCACAGGACATTGCCATGGGTCCCAGAGCTGGCGCAGCGGCACCGGCACGCGCTCAATCTCTGCCGCCGCCTTTGTTGCCGCCACTTCCAGTGCCGAAGACCCGACGGGCAGCAGACGATCGTTACTCATCCGTACCCCCTGCGGTGATGCGGTAGCGGGTGCAATACGACGCCTGATGCTTGTCGAGCACGATGTCCGCGGCGGGCGCGGTCAGTTCCACGCGCTGAACACCTTCCACATGGAGCGCGGCATAGATCGGCGACTGGCGGATATCGCGCCCCAGGCGACGCTGCGAACTGATGTAGTCCTGCAACTGCTGTTCGGCAGCCTGACGGATCGGTTCCGCTTCAGGTCCTGGGTAGAAAAAGAGTTTTGCGTCAATCTGATACGGCACGATGGTGGCGGCCTGCACCGTCACGCGATCGCCTACCGGGCGCACATCCTCGGCGTTCAGCGCGTTTTCCACCGCCGCCAGCAGATCCGCCCCGGCAGAGCCATCGCCCTCGCGTGAGAGCACGGTGATGGTCACACTGGCAGGCGTCGGACTGACGACGGAGATATCCGCCACGCGCCCGTCCGCGCTGCGACCGTGGTACTCATAGGCTCCGGTCGGCCCGGCGACGCTCAGTCCTTCAAACGCCTGCTGGGCGCGCAAACGCAAATCGGTATCGGACTCCATCACCGCCGGTGTCGGCGGCAGCGTGGTGGCATCTGCGGGCGCAATGATCAGCCGTTCGGTGTTGTTATTGGCGGCCATCACATCGAGGTCGCTGTTCTGCGCATAGGCCAGCATCACGGCGCGGGCAGCTTCGTTCACCCGCTGTCGCCAGATCACTTCGCGGTAGGCGTTTTCCTCAAGGAATTTGGTCAGCGGTTCTGACTCCAGCGCCAGCGTGCGGGCGATGGCGTCCTGCTGGTCGCCGGGATAGAGGGAAATCAGCGTCGCCTTACGCCCGGCGAGGATGCTTTCATAATCAAGCTCCTCGACCACATCCGGCGCGGGGAGCTGGCTCAGGTCGATAATCGGCATGGTTTCAACTCACTGGAAGGGTTAAAGAAAGGCTTTCGCCGGTGTCGGCATGCTGGCCGGTCAGGTTCACGATCATTTTCCCGTCCGCCTGGCGCTCCGTGGTCACGGCGGTCACGCTGATGCGCGGCTCCCATTTCAGGATCGCCATATAGCAGGCCACCATGATTTGCAGCTCAAGCGCGGGCGTCTGCGGCTGGTCGAGCATTGCGGCCAGCAGCGAGCCATAATCGCGGCGCATCACCCTTGAGCCGATGGGCGTGCGCAGAATGTCGCTCAGGCTCTGACTGATATGGTCAGCATCCGTCAGTGTCCGGCCATCGGTTCGGCTAAGGCCGATATAACGCGCGGTCATTTGATCCCCTTAGTCCAGCTACCGCCGCTCTGAACGTTACCGTGGTTGTGGTTGTCCACCTGCACGCCGTTTGACGTGAAAGCACCCGCGCTATGCGCAATATTGCCGTGCATGTTTCCGCCGTTTTGCACCTCCAGCGTGGCGGTCGTCAGTTTGTTGGTGCAGATCACCTCCGGGGTATCGAGGGTGATACGTGTTGCTGCTTTGATCAGCACCACCGGTACGGTCGCGGTAAGCGACCCGGAGGCGGTGACCTCAGCGGTTTTAATCCCGCTGGCGGTGAGGGCGCTGGTTTTCGGCTCGTACTCAATGACCGCGCCATCCGGGAAGGCGACGTGCCAGGCGTCCGCCGAGGCCGAGGGCGCGGGATGGTCGTTAGAGAAAATGCCCGGCAACACAAAGGCGGTATCCAGCTCGCCGCCCACAGACAGCAGAAGCACCTGCTCACCCGCAGAAGGTGCCCACCACGTGCGTGAGCGTCCGGCGCGCTGGGTCAGCCACGGAAGCCAGTCGGTATAGATGCCGCCGGTCTGCACCCGACAACGCCCGGCATCAAGGTCGATATCGACGATGATGCCGGTGCGGATCATGTTGCGCAGCAGGCGGGCCAGTTCATGGATGTTTGCGAATGTATTCATAACGCAAAGGATGCCGCTGGCCGCGTTTCGCGGCAATCAAGGCCCGTTTCGCCAGCGATGGCACAACGCGTAATAAATCAGGCCATTGATTTAAAATGAAAAACCCGACGCGGTGGCCGGGTTTTTGAAAGGCTTAAAAAGCGGGATTATTCACGCCACTGGCTGACTAATTCGCCATTGATATAGAGCGCCATCGGGCGCGTTACCGGCTCCGGCGCGCGCGGCTCAGGAAGGTTTTCCGCATACAGGCCCGCCTCCCCTTCTTTCACGAGCGTGCGCTCGGTGAGCTGCACGTTCATTGTGACGTTGAGGCTACGGCCTTCGTTAATGTCCGCCGTAAAGGTGAAGCCGCTTTTGCGCCCTTCGTCGGTGGCCATCACGTCGGGCTGGTTTTCACGCAGCCAGGCCATTACCGGCACCAGCAGCAGATCAATATCACCGGCAAACTCGCTGATGGCCACCGTCAGGCGGTACTGCTTTTCAAAAGAGAGCGAAGGGGCAAGCGTCGCGGCGACGTTGCCACTCGCCACGTAAAGACGCAGCGTGTCGGGATGGTCGCGCAGCGCCGGAACCGCATTAATCAGGGCGTTGCGCAGACTGTCGGGTTTGAGCATCGGTATCCTCCTGGCAATGTTTAAGGGTATCCACCTGGAGCGCGCAGCTTTCCAGCGCACGTTCCAGCTGACGGATATCGGCGCTGAGATCGCCGTTAGTGTGCGGATCGCTGCCCGGCATCGGGCACGGACTCACTTTCGGGCAACTGTTGTAAACAATCAGCGGCGGAGGCGCAGGCGGGGCGCTGGTGCACCCGGCGCACAACGTCAGGTAAATCAGTGCCGTACCAGCGGCGAAAGTCTTCATTTTCATTGAGTAACCTTTTTAATCTCTGCTCACGCCGGGCATCGCGAGCGGCGTGAGCCTCGAGCTTCTGACGCAGTAAAACCTGCGCCTGCTCGTTTTGCGCAGCGATCGCGGCGGCGGCATGAAGCTGAAGCTGAAGCCGCTCCGCCCGTGTTTTTTGTTCGTGGGAGGCGGCGTTCGCCTTGTCGAAGGCGTCCCGCAGCCCGCTGTTTTGCTGCATCAGCCAGGCCGTGATGAGCGCGGCGAGTACCAGCAGCGCGGTCAGGATTTTCATTGCGCCCCCTTCAGGCAATACGCCTGCTCACGCTGGCGGCGGCTCTCCAGGCCTCTGTTTTTCACGCCGTTGACGAACACCCAGCGGGTCAGCTGATTGCACGCCTGCGACCACTGATGGCGCTGGATAAAGGCCACCAGCGTTGAGCGGCAGGCCGCCCCGCTGCCGACGTTAAAGGTAAAACTCACCAGCGCGTCGTAGACCGGCTGCGGCATCGCTACCGGCGCGCAGTGGGCGAGATTGCGCTCAACGTTGAGCACGTCCGCCACCAGGTTCGCTGCCGCCTCGCGCTCAGTGATATCGCGCGCTGGCACGACGCCTGCGGTGTGACCAATCCCGGTTGTCCACACGCCCGCGCTGCACTGATAAGGACGCAGGCGGCAGCCTTCAAGATCGGCAATCAGCGCCAGCCCTGGCTGAGAGGTCTGAAGGAGCCGAAAATCCGGCACCAGCGCCGCCATCGCCAGCACAGCGGCGAGGCTGCAACGCTTAACGATTGAGGACATCGCTGATTTCTTCCCCATTAATGCCGCTCTGTTTGAGCTGCATAGCCAGCAGCGCGTAACTTTTGCGGCGGTAATACCAGTTCACGCTGACGGTCAGCACGACGCCGAGCACACCGAAGTAAGCGGCGAAGTCCTGCGGCGTCATCGCACCAAAGGCGGCCAGCGCCACGCTCAGCCAGTAGGCGATAAACGAGGTGAGTTTTTCGATATTCAGTCCCACAGGTTTACGCTCTCGGTGACGGGGGCCGTAGAGAATTCCGGCAGTTCAATGGTGGTGCCGTGCGGCAGCACCACGCCCAGTGCCGCAAGCCCTGGGTTGGCGGCAAGCACCGTCTCAAACACGCCTTCCGTTCGCCCGTAGTAGCGGTTGCAGATGAGATCCAGGGTGTCGCCCTGTAGCGCATAAATCTTCATAAAGAGGCCTCCGGGATGGAAAATTAACGTCTGGAACAGGAGTATTTTCCCGACGATGGCCTCTTTTCACTACTTATTGCCGACGGCTGATCCCCTGCACAACCACGGCTCTGGATAGCGGCCAAAAAAAAGCCTCATGCGGGAGAGCATGAGGCGTTTTTTATGCGTGCGCGTCTGGCGGTTAACCGCTACGTCCATCGTTTATTCATTTTTTTTCGAGAGGCGTTGCGGAAAAAACCACCGAAAACGCGTTGCTGTTCATTAAATTTCCTCTCGCGATCTCCGCGATCAGATCCAGGGCGATCTCACGATCCCTCTCCTGACACACCCCTTCGGTCGTCAATCGTGCAATCATTTCGACCCGTTCCAGCATGACCCGCTCATTTAATTCGTTACCCACAAGACCCCCCCAGTGAGATACTGTATAAACATACAGTAGCACGTTACGGCAAAAAAGGGGAAGAAAAAATATCAGCCCGTCTTTGCTGTATGTACATGATATAGATATAAATTAAAGGCTTATCCGTTTGCCTGCCCGCGCTAAAGCCGCAGCGCGCTTAAGGATTTTCCTGACCCTGGCCTGTCATGCAGGTCGCGTAAAAAAGATTTCTTTCCACGCCGATCCCGGCCTCCCTCTCTGAGACGTTGCGTCAGCCGCCGTCGCTCTGTGCGATTGAGCGGCACGCTGAGATCGTAATCCTCCGGCAGGGGTTCGCTATGCGTACAGTTAATGACAGAACTCCGAGAAGGCGCGCGCTTCGGCACAATTTTCCATTGCTTCAGCCGGGTCAGGATCGGCGAGCCCGATCCCACCGCCACGTCGTAGACGCCGCGAATGCAGACAATTTCTTCACCATACTGATTAAATTCCTGCCGGGACTCATACAGTGTGCGCACCTGCAGGTCGTCGCGCCGCACAAACGGCCCGCCCTGTGCGTTGACATAGCCCGCCCAGTCTCCGGCGTCAGCGGCATGGTGCACGGCGGCAAACTCCACGCTCAGCCCCATGGCAGTCTGCGTATCTGCCAGCCGTCGCAGTTCCCGGTACACCGTCACCGGCGCGCCGCCGACAAACTGAAACTGGCGGATGTGCCAGTGCGCAGCCCAGGCGGAGACGGCAGGTGCCATATCCTTAAGCCGCGCGCCGCTCTCGTTGTCGGTTTCCTCCTCCAGCGCATAGCCGTCGATATTTTTGGCGATGTATTTTGCGACATAGCCGGTGGCGCTGCCTTTTTGCGGGTCGATCGCCTGGGCATGTAAACGTGCGGTTTTCGCTTTATCGCTGGTCAGTTCGGTGGACTCTTCCTGCCAGGCGTAGTCGCGCACGATCTGGCGCACGCGGGCGACATTTTCCGGCAGCATAAACATCAGCATGTGCCAGTGCGGGGTGCCATCGTGATGCGGTTCGGCAACGCGAATACCAAAAATGCGGATCGCCTCGCGGTGCAGTTTTGCCCGGATGCACGCCCACAGGCTGGTGAGATAGCGCTGCGTATCTGCGGGACTGGCTCCGTTCCACTTGTGGTTGCGGTAGCCTGCGCGGGTGGTGGCGTGATATTTCGACGGCGCGGTCAGGGTATAAAACTCCCCCACGTAGCCAAGCTGGTGGCAGATATTTTCAAATCCGCGAATGCGGGTCATTAGTTCACAGCGCCGCTTTGCCGGGTTTGCTACTGAACCGTCGTGTTTGTCGATAAGGCTGATGCGGTTGCCCTCTTCATCCTCAAGCTCCAGCCCTTTGAGAAATTCACGCGTGCGGCGCTTTTGCTCCCGCCAGTCGGTGAGGCACTTTTTGCTCGCGTAGGGGTATTTTTTACGGCTGACGTTACCAAGGGCGATTTGCAGGTGTTCACGCCACGCAGCCGCCATCCGGCGCAGACGGCCCCGCCACCAGCTTTCGCTAAACATGCGGATCACCGCCGGGGCAATTTTATCCCGATCCCAGAAGCGGCTGGTCGTCGCAGTCCAGTGCGGCGGCACAACGTTGAACTGCCAGGTGATGATCCCGGCATGTTGGTACCAGGCGTTCAGCGTTTCCAGCTCTCCCATTGCGCCATCGTCGAGAGCGGCCAGCTCGCCACGGATAAACATGGCGATATCGCCCGCCAGCAAATCGATATCGGCGCGCGTCAGATCCGGCAGACGGTTAAAACGATGCACCAGATTCACCATCTTTGCGGCCAGATACTGATGGATGCGGGTATCAAAATGGCCGCCGAAAACCGCGTCAGAGAGATTACGTTGAATGCCCGCAGCGGCATATTGCTGCCCGACCTGCTCAAGGCGCGGCAGCGTTTTACGGCCAAAGTGCAGCAAAAAAGCCTGCGCGCGCGGGCTGCCGTGGTGCATCTCCAGCGCGTCAAGGGTACGGTAAACGTCATTGCGCACGCTGTCAGGCAGAATGGCCAGCCGCTTTTGCACCTGCTGCACCGCCGCCATCTGCTGATAACGGCGCTGCTGTTCAGCATGGGTGAGATACGGGCTGGCAATCGCTGTCCGGGGCGCATTCCACGGGTAAGCCCAGGCGATAGCGGCTTCAGACGCCACGGTAATGTTTACTTTTCAGTTCAGCAATTTCCTGACAGGTGACGCACAACACCACGCCTGGAATGGCAATGCGGCGGGCTGCCGGGATGGGGGCGTCGCACTCTTCGCAGATTAAACGCGAAGGGGTGCTCACGCGGCGGCGCGCGTTTTCAATGTGGCGCTCGCGGTCTTCCTGCTCGCGCTGCTGGGCGCGATCCATTTCATCAGCCATGGGTGTGCTCCTGAGGTAGTTTTTCATTTCGCATACTGTTTTCTCCTGAATGCGGGCAAAGGGCGGCCCGGCGGGTTTACGCCAGTGAAGGTTGGTTTGGGTTTACAGCGGCAGGGTTAGCCGTCTGGGAAACAGGCTCACCACGGCACGAAAATGGTTCATCGCGCCAATCAGAGCGGTTTTCTCATCGGTGGTCAGCGCGTCAAAATCCAGCTCATGCCGCGCTGTGGGTATTTTTGCCAGAAAGAAAATGGCGGCCAGTGCGCGTTGATTATCGGCAAACTGCGGATCGCGGCGATCGCGCATGTCCGCCAGAAATCGCACCACTTCCGGTGTGCTGTCGCTGCCGTAGCGGGCGCGCAGAGCAGCAACATGATTCAATCCGGCCAGCCGCTCACCGACGCTGAGCGGCACCGTCGCCGCGACAGCTTCAATCGCCATACTGCCTCCTGCTTGCGGATATCAGCATGGGCCGGGCGGGATGATTGGGCCGGGAGACGACTTTGATGATTGCGATTTCAGAAGCCATATAGCATCATTCCCCATTAGCTAAGTTTCTGTCACCGATTGCGAGAATTTTACCCGTGCAAGCGATGCTGAAAACCAATATTGGAAATACTAATCCCAATATTGGTATTTATCAATAAGGAAAATGCCAATAATGTTCAAAGAGTCCAGTTTTAATAATGAAGATCTATTGAATCGGATATGCGAGGTTTATGGTTTTTCCCAGAAAATTCAATTAGCTAACCACTTCGACATCGCTGCCAGCTCGCTGCAAAACCGCTACAAGCGCGGGAACATGTCATACGATTTTGCGGTGCATTGCGCCCTGGAAACGGGTGCCAGCATTACGTGGCTGATGACCGGAGAAGGCCAGAAATTCGAGGGCAAAGCCCCTTCCAGCGCATCTGAACAGCTTCCGTTATTCACATTAAGTGAAGGCAAACTCATTGATGAAAACACGCTGCTGATCGACAGCCACTTCTTTTCGCGCCAGTTCACCAACGGCATGGTGTTACGAAGCGACGGCAAACTGCATTTTGTTGAACGCGATGCCGCGCTCTCCGACGGTCAGTGGCTGGTGGATATCGAAGGGATGATCAGCGTGCGCGAACTGACGCTGCTGCCCGGCAAAAAATTGCACGTCGCAGGCGGCAAAGTGCCGTTTGAATGCGGAGTGGATGAGATAAAAATGCTCGGCCGCGTGGTGGGAGTGTATAGCGAGGTGAATTGAGAGCTGCCTGTGACCGTTCACAGGCAGAACGCAAACGCGGTTTAACGCATAAGAACCGTGTTCAGACACCGGCAGCGCTTGATCGTCGTTAACCGCGTTATTCTGCGCGCTTCGGTTTCCAGTTCCTGAAAATTTTCTGCACAGACTTTGAAATAGTCCCCACCTGTAAAGGGCCGGGGCTGAGAATAGCTGCGTTCATTATTGACGGCAGGGCAACCAGCCGCATGAAGGCAGGTAGAGTTTGAAACGCTGATCCCCTCTTTACCTTCACTGCTTTTCAGTAAATTGAGCACAAAACCCTGCGGGTGAGCCTGTAGCCAGGCATGATAACGCTGCTCGCTGTCGGCATTTTCCTCATGATGGAATCGCACAACCGTTTGGGAAACGTCATCACCCTTTGCCAGGTATTTCATCGCAGCCAGAAGATAGGAGGCATTAAAAGTGACATCCTGATAGTCACCGGGCGCTGTGCTTGCCGTTTCTTCAAATCGCGCAATAAAAGCGTCCACCCCTTCCCGGTCCAGGCGTCTGATATTATCTTTCGCGTTTTTAATAAACAGAACGTCCCGCTCGGAATAAAGCGTAAAAGGCTGCTTTCTTGCGCCAGTAAAGAGATCGACGGGCTGAGAGAATTGCTCAAGCAAATAGCTGTAAAAATCTTTATAAATCAT